ATCTAATCCAGTTTCTACAAACTCAAATTCATTTTTAAGTGTTGAAGATGAAACACTCATATCTTTAACTTGTCTTTCAGTTAAAATTTCTCCTATTTTTTCTCCTCTTGCTCCTTCTACTTTTCTTACATATTTTCCTGTAGGTTTATGTAATTTACCTATACCAGTACCAACTCCTGCTAAAGCAAGATTAAATAAAGCTCCTTCTGTACCAAATTTTAATCTATTTAATAATCTTCTACCTGCTTCATCTCTACCCTCTTTATCAACACTTCTATCCATCATTGTGACAGCGTAAGGTTCTAATGATGTACCTCTAGCCATATCTGCAAAAGTTCCAATGTCTTCATCAGCTACAAAAGCTTCTCCAACACCTCCTCCAATAATTGCCCCTGTTTTAGGACCAATTATCTTTTCACCAATTTGTGCAAGTTTAAAATATTTGTCGCCTTGTTTAGCAGCGACTGCTCTCTTAGCTAATTTTTTTGCTAAACTTCTTCCTGCTCTTATTCCAAGAGCACCACCACCTAAAGCTACAGGACCTATTTGAGCTAAAGCTTGAAAAACTTTACCTGCAGTTCTAGCTTCAGCTTCGTCATCCCATGGATTAACTTCATCAAACCATTCTTCAACTTCTTTAGCTTTGTCTGTATCTCCAATTAAATCAAAAACTTCTGCACCTAATGATACGAAACCTTTAGGAATATTCCAAAGACCTGTTGCAACTCCTGCTAATGCAGATTCAAAGAAACCAACATCATCGTCAGTAGTTTTAGAAGAGCCAAAATATTCTTCAACCGTTTGTGGCATTTATCCTCCTATGCTTCTTTTTGTGACTGCCATTCTTTTAAAGAATAAATTACTCCGTCTTTGACTACTTTTAAATCTCCTTCATCTGTATAGAAATATTTAGGTCCTTTTATTTTAGCAATTTCTTTAGGTTCTTTAGGCATTTCTTTATTAAATTTACCTGCTAATTCAGAATCACTTTTTCTTAAGTCATCTAGTTGTTCAGCTACTTTATAAGAAGTTTCATAAGATAAGGTAGATCTTCCTGATATATCTTTTGCTATATTATCTATTCTTGAAGCATCAATTGCTCTATCTTGAGATGTAGGTCCCTTCATTCTATTTAAAGCTGCTTGTATTGCTATCATCTTAGGAACTTGTTTAGCTTGTCTCTCTTGAGCAGAAATTTTACTTAAATCTTCTAATGGTTTTTCAGCTGCTTTACCAATTGCTCCTGCTAAATCTCCACCAGGTTGAGCCATTACTCCTGTACCAAATCTAGCTAATGCTAGCCACTTGTCTCTTGCTGCAGCATCCGAGTCAGGTGCTAATTGTTCTTGTATGACAGGTAAATATTCTCCAAAGTATTTTTCAAATTGACTTCTTGTGTCTAAACCTGCTCCTGTGTCTGCTCCGTTTCCTACCCCGGCTTCATTTGTTCCTGCAACGATAGCATCTTTAGAAACATCTAAACCAAGACTTTTTCTCTTAGCTACTTGTTTCTCCATTTTTTCTATAAGAGGCTTTTGGAACCATTCTTTTCCTTCTTCAGTTTGTAAGAAATCATATAAATTCTGTTGTTTTTCAGCGTAAGTACCTTGTCCTAATTCTTCAATGCCTAATGTCATATCAGCAGTAGACTCAGCATCTTTAAGTCTTTTTTGATACATTTCTTCTATTTTTGATAATGTTAAATAAGGAAGACCTTTAATTTTTTGTTGTTCTAAATACATTTCAGGAGTAGTTGCAACAAAACCTGTTTCAGCATATCCTCTTCTTGGAACAATACCTGACATAATACCATTCATTCCACCACCTCTATAACCTGGTCTAATAGCAGTTACACCGCCACCTCGATACGAGGGTCTAGGGGCTTTAGACACGCCGCCTTTTCTAAACATAGGTCTTGATAAAATTCTAGGCATTATTTATTTAATCCAAATATACTTCCAATTGCTCCAAACGGATTCTTGCCAGTTAAGCCTCCATAAAGTCCTGCAAGTCCAGTACCTACACCTAATGCAGTTTGTAATGGGCTAGCTGAAGGTGTTTGTCCTGTTTGATATTGAGCAGGGTAACCTGAAATTAATGAAGCAACTCCAGCGCCATAAGTACCTAATCTTTGATAAGGTTCATACGCTGCAGTTTGTGCTGCTTGTCTTGCTGCATCTGCTTGTGCTTGAGCGAATGCTTGTTGACCGGCACCTAAAGTACCTAGTCCTGAAATTTGTTGTGAAGCTAATTGTTGAGCACCGCCTCCAAGTTTAGACTGAAGTCCTGCAATACCTAATTGGTTTGTTAAATCTTGTTGTCTTGCTTGTTGCGCTTGTTGAAATCCTTGTTGTAACATTTGTGCTTGTAGAGCTGCTCGATTCCTGTCGCTTGTTGTTTGATACTCTGCTTCTGCAATACCGTGACGACCACCACCAAATACTCCAGCAACACCTGGTGCACCTAATGCTAATCTAGATTTTTGAGCTTGAACATCATATTCTGCTAATGCTTTGTCTATAACATCTGCTTGATAAGGACTCATGTAGTCTGTTCTTTGCTGAGCAGTCATTGGTCCTGTTAAACCTGTTGCTGCATCTGCAGCAGTTCCAGCTTTAGTTAAATAAGGTGCATAAGCTCCTAGTCCTGTTGTTGGATCAGTTGCTTGTTGATAAGCTGCAGTTTGAAGTGGATCTTGTGCTGCAACAGTTGGTGCAAATGCTCCTGTTTTAACAGGAAGCATTGTTAACGCAGATAATTGTTTTGCGTAATCTTGTCCTATGTCTTCTATAAACTGTGCGGGTAATGTTCTTGTTTCTGTTATTGCCATTATACTACTCTTCCTTCTAATCTCTTCATTGTATCATACATCTTTTGTGCTCCTTTTTCAACACTTCCTCCGCCTGCACCTTTTACTGCATCAGCGGTCATGACGAATTCATTTTTAGATAACATTGCTGGAACGTCATCTGCTTTTTCTTTAACTCCCATAGGCACGAAACCACCACTTTGCCTATAGTCTAATTCTCTAATTCCACCAGCATTTACTCTTGGCATTCCCATTGGGATTCTTGGCATACCTGCTCCTATGCCACCACCGAATGCTTTAGCTCTTTTATATTTCTTTTTTGATTTTTTCTTTTTTAATTTAGAGTAATAGTCAGCATCATGTTGATCCCATGTACCATATTCATCTCTCATAATTTCCATAATATCTCTATCGTCTTCTGGATCATAATCACTTCCATTAGAATACCCAATTCTTCCGCCTTGAGCCATATAAATCATATCTCCATGTAATTTAAGTAGTATTTCATGTAATTCGTCTGTTGTATAACTGCTTCCTGGACCCATTTCTCTTTCTATTTCACTATCATTATAAATTTCTAATAGTCTACGTCTTGAAATGTTTTTAGCCATCTTCATATTCTCTGGTCTTACATCACCTTTTACTTTAATAGAAGATGCACCAGCTTCTAGACTCTTGATGCCTTCTTTTGGTCTAGGTGCCCAAGGGTTAATGGGTTTAGTTGGATCTTCTGGTAATGGTGTTCCATTTCCTCCAGCGTATAAACCAATTCTTCCACCTTCTGCTTTCTTATTTTTATTTAAATATTTTATATATCTTCTGTAGTCTTCAATATCATCAAAATCATCTACTGATAATTTACCCACATCTTTTGGAAGGACTCCACCTTCTGATTTAGGAAGGGCTCCTGCTTCATCAGAAACATACATTTGTTCTACACCTTCACCACTTCCTTGACCGTATTTTACTCTGCCGCCTGCTGCTCCAACATAGTCTCTTGGTGTTAAGAAATGGTAACCTCTATCAAACATTTGTGATCCGCTAAGATCCCCTGTTCTGTATTTTTTAATATCTGCTTTGATTAAATCTAAACCTAAACCTTTTCCTCTGTATACGTCTTGTGCTAAATCTTCTGCTTCTTCTTCTGTTTTACCTTTTTGCATAAAGTAAGTTAATAAACTTGCTCCACTGATCATTCCTAAAGGAGTCATTTTCATAGAACCTCCGCCTTTAGTTAAACCTAACTTGCCTAGAATGCCTTTAGTTGCCTCTGCTACTTCACCTGTTCCATGAAGAGAAGGGCCTATTGATCCTTGTGGAGTCCCAAACAACGAAGCACTTCTTGATGCACTTAATGGTGAACTAAAATAACTTTTAAATCCTGTACCAGCTCCCGGTGTTTTTAATCCCCATTGAGGACCAGCTCCACCTAAATATCGTGCTCCTTGTCCCAAGCCATACATTGCTAAACCTCTACCGACAGATGGACCTATTCTTCCCGTTTGTTGAAAACTTCCTAGTCCTGCCATACCAGCAGCTATTGCTGGATTGAAAGGTGCTACAAAAGGTGCAGCTACAACTGCAGCTTTAGCAACTTCTTTTGGAATAATTTTTCTAGTTGTTTCTTTAAGCCAACTTCCGATACCGTATTTTTGTCTTGGAACGGCATTCATAATGCCACCTTCTTTACGTAGTTGTCTGCGAATCTGTGCTCGTGTTATCATATTATATTGCATGTTAATTTAAATTAAAGGCAGGGATTTCACCTGAGTTTATATACTTACCCAATTTATATTAATAAATCAAGCTTATGTTACATCTCTGGGCTTAATTTCTAAAGCCGAAAGTACAACATGTAGTCTATTTGCAGTAGCTGCAGTCACCTTTATTACTTCGCTCTCCTGTGCGACTATGGGTGCTGATAACAGCTCTGTAGTGGCGTTTGCCGATATTGATTTTGTTTTAAAAAGGCTGAATACATTATCAGAAGTATCAGTTAAAGTCACTGTAATTGTGTCAGCATTACCTGAATCTTCAGACACTAAAATTGATTTAATAACAGCTGTAGAATAAGAAGGCACCGTATATAGTGTCGTTGCACTAGTGCTTGTTAAATCTGCTTTTTTATTTACGAAACTATTTGCCATTATGCTAAAAAGAAAGCCTCCGCCTCTGATTCATCTTTTAAATCTTGCTGAAAAGATGTATTTAATTTTGTAACCACACTATCAACATCTCTAACAAATGATTGTTGAACTGTTTGATCGTATTCTGGTAATGGTTGTGTTAATGATTGTACTATTCTAGCCATTATCTTCTTCCATCCGGTTGTATATCTAATCTAAAAGTACCAAGTTTCCAGTGTTGAGTTCTTCCAGTATTATCTACTTTTAAAGATATAGCTCTTGCTCTGGCACGGGTATCTATTTTAGTTGTAGTAGTAGTTGTTGTAAAAGGACCTAAAGATGAACTTGCTTGTGCATCTGTTGGGTAATTTTTTAAATTTAATGTAACTCTTGCATCTCCAGTTTGAGTTAAAAAGTCAGGTATAATTCTTCTTATTTTCATCATAAATTCTCCATCACCTTGTTGTGGAACAGGGGATTGACCAATATCAAAATCTCCTGATTCAATACTAGCTTGAATAGCAGTTGTTGCTCCTGCTTTAATTTGATTGGTCCCAGTTTCATGTTCAAAGTATGTTGTAACACCATCAGTGTTGCCAACTGTTGAATCACTTGTAGCACTTGAATCATATTCAGTTCCATGTGGTTTACCAAATATAGATGAGTCTGCCCAAGTAGATCTAGCTAATGAACTTATAGTCCATATAGGTCTTTGAAGAGATGAATCCATGTAATTGTATGTAACCGATCTAGAATTAGCTGTGGCTCCACTACCTGGATAGAACCAAGTAACTTCACCAAATAAGTTATTTAAACCTGCATAAATATGCTGTCTAGGTACATCTGCTAAGCCATCATAAACATAGTCTTCAACTAAGCATGGTAATGATTGTAATTGTCCAGTGTATCTAAAGAAACCATTTTCTGACATCCAGTATGCAGATCCATCAACCTCAACGGCTGCATTTTGTCCAATCAATCCACAGTTAGTTCCAACTTGTTGAAACGAGAAAGTAAATGGTGGACCAACGAATTTCATAATAAATAAAGCTGTATCTGTCCAAATGTAAATTGCATCTCTACCTCTTATAGCTCCAACGATTCTCGTACCATCTGCAAGTCTTTGCGTACCGGCAGTATTAGTTGAAGTTGGTGTCCAAGTCGTTAAAGATTCTTGAGATGACCATCTAACGTACATATCATCTTGAGTAGATGTTGTGCCAATTGTAGTTTCTGTTCCAAAACAAACTAAGTGTCTATCCGGAGTAGAAACTGATGTAAATTGTGATGCTGTTGGTGCTCCAGATACAATTGTTGCACGAGTTGATGTTGCACCTGTTGCATTTGAATTCCATTCAAAAGTTGCTCCATCTGAAATTGTTGCAATAAGTTTATTTCCAAAATTATCTAGTGACCAAATACCAGGCGCTGTTACAATGTCACCTGTCTGTGATGCACCCCATTTTGTATAGTCTGATGCATTGGTTGTAGTAGCAGCATCAGAATGTGATGCAGCTGTAGTGTTATCTGCTCCTCTAGTTAATCCCCCTAAAGTTCCAGTACCCGTGGTGTTTGATGTATAAGCAATTCTTTCATCATCTATTAAAACTGTTCCTGATGATGGAAATCCTGTAGAATCATCTAATACAATACTTGTTGAAGATGAAGTTAAAGCACCATCAAGAGTTGAAGTAACTTCACCTGCTGTAGTACCACCCCATACTCCTAGTCCCCAACCAGCTGCTGATTCTTCAACTGCAGGTCCTATGGAATAATAATGTTGAACTCTTATTCCACCTGATGTGGATGCGCCTGATCCTGATTCATTTGATCCCATTTCAACTGTAATCGTTGTTGAAGTAGGGACGGTTGCGACCATAAAAACTTTATCATCAAAATCACCAGAACTAAAATCAGAATCGGTAATAGCGGTAAAATTATCCAGCTTAATGATATCGTACTGAGAAATATTATGATCAGATGCAAACGTAATCGTGACTGTTGCATCGCTTTGTGTTGTTGTAAATGCATTAGTTAATGTTGTTGTAGCCTTAATAGGAGTAATATCATAAAAAGCACCTCCTGAATACACATATAAAATTCTGTTTGTACCTAATGCTGAATATTTAATACCATCCGAATTAACGAATTGGTGCATAGCTACAGTTCTTCCAGTTAAAGTAATATCTCCTAACTGTGCCCAACCACCTATTTTTTCAGGGGAACCATATCTAAAACGAACATAGTCTCCATCAACCCATTGACCCTCGCCACCCGTTGCGGTAACTTGTTTATTAATTCCTGGTTGAATATTTATTTTTTGTAACATAGAAAACCATTATATTATTAATTCCCTAATTTGGGAACACCTAACATTGGCCTTTTGTCGAACCTATTCTTATCAGCAAAAGGACCATTTACATGGTTATAATGAAGGAATACTTGTCCACAGTTTTCTCCTTCAAAGGGTTCTCTCCAATGCTCTAATTCACATCCACTATATACTAGCATATCGCCAACATCAAGCAAGACTTTAGTGCCTTCTGGAGCATTGGGTTTATGTATATTTTTATATTCATCGATAACATTATTTGATCCTGTGCCATCTATAAATATAGGCCACGGATCACCCCCTAAATTAAGGGTGCAAGATATCTCACAACTAGGCCTGTCTTTATGGCGTTTTAAAATATCTCCTTTTTTATATAATCTCGCATAAGAGTATGTTGGTACTAATTGAAGTCCTGTTTCTTTTTGCATTACTGGTAATACTTTCATCATTAAGGTTTCCATTACAAAATCAGCATAACAAGAAAAGGTATTTGGAACTTGTTGATCTCCCCATGTTCCTAATAGCCCATTGTCATAGGTTATATTATTTTTATACATCCAACCAACTGCATCTCTCTTCAACATAAAATAGTTAAAGATAAAATTAGCTAGCTCATAACTAATTGCATTTTTAACTACTTGATATTTTTTAATCTGAAAACTCATTATATAAAATTAAAAGATACTGATATTCTTATATCATTACTTTGATTAGGTTCTACTTTATGCCACATCCAAGAAGGGAACATTATGAGTCTTCCAGGAACTGGATCATAAAAAGTCTCTCGCCACAACTCTCTAGGAAGTTTGCTTGATTTTCTTGCTGGCATGTTCTGTTGAACTCCAGGTCTTGGGTCCATTAATGCTAATCGACCAGAATTAGGTGAAGCTTTTATATAGTAAGCGCCAGAAAATAATGAATTAGGATGAAGATGCATTTGATTATATCCTCCTGGAGGATTTATATTAGCCCACATATTACCTAATCTAGGTTTAATATCTAAGTGCTCTTCTTGAATAATTTCATTTTGCATTGTAAATAATTCTTGAATTAAAGGTTCGTATTCTTTTTTATGGTTCATGTCAGTCTGTGAATGCCAACCCTTAACATTAGTTTTTTTAACACCAGAATCATTTTTACTCCATTCAACAATATGTTTTTCTAAATATGGATTTAATTCATTCGCATTAGGTAAATCTTTAACGTATATAATAGTTGGAAAAAAATATTCTTTAATCATTTAAAAGGAGTTCCTCCAAACCACATTACTAGAGATTGTCTAACACCACGTGTAACAGGTGCTACTCTATGATTTAAAAATGATGCAAACATTACAGCATGTCCTTGTCTCATTTTAGCTCTTTTATCTTTAGCCATTAGTTCTAGTTCTCCTCCTTCAAACTGATGTTCTGGGGATAATAATACTGTCATTGATATTTTTCTAACAGGAGGTTCGTGCGCCATGTTTACATCACTATCCATATGCCAATCATAAAAGCCACCTTCAGGGTATTCGGTAAATTGAGCTTGCTCTGTTACATGTACATCTTCAAATCCAAAATGATTTCTATTTGCTTTTTGAATAAAGGAATTGACTTGATCATACATTGGTTTCATTTCATCAAAAGGAATCCAACTAATAGTAGTAACTCTTTTTTTAGTATCTAATCCACCACCAGGTCTTTGACCCATACCAACTTGAGCTTTCTGTGGTTTTTGTCTGTGACCACATTCAATAATCATTTGACATTGTTCAGGAGTAAATAAAGGAGTAGTTGTTTCAACTATCCAACTCTTCCATTTAGGTTCTGTTATTATCATGCGCTCCTGTTCTTAATTGGGTCATACTCTACATCCATATTACATGCTAAAGTTCTTCTAAAACCATTTCCATTAAAAGGATAAACACAATGTCTCATATCATATGGAAATACATAAAAAGCTCTTTCTTTCATTATAGGACCATAGTCTGAATTACAAAATTGTCCTGATGCATTACCTAGTATTTGTAATTGACCATTCATAGGTTTACCAGGTGCTGAATATTCAACGCCTGTATTTTTAGGTAATTTTAAAATCATAACCGATGATAAACCTGTAAACAAAGCCCCTTGATGAATGTGTACTGGATTATATTCATTAGCTTTCATTTCATTCACCCATACAGAATTCATATGCATATTATATTCTGTAATTTTATTCCAATCTAAATAATGTTTCATAACCTTATGAAACCATTGACGTACATTATCTGGTAAAAAATTATGTGGATGCATTTTATTATTAGGAGGACCATCAAAAAATAAAGAATGCTCGTTTTGAATTTTACCTACTAGTTGTACATTAGAAGGAGGTAATTCATGTCTTCTTGTTTCGTATATATGATTAATAGTATCATACACATCTAAAGGTGCTTCATATTTTAAAACCGATTGACCTAAAAATATAAAATTAAAATTTAATGTGTCCATATTTTTCTCTTATTCTTTTTGGTATTTTTTCTATGTAGGGATTGTATTCTTTCTTAACTTCATTTCGTATAGTATGCATATTTTTGCCAACAATTCCATCATTATATCCCATTCTATTAACTTGGATTTGATCTAGATCAAAAAACCTATGTTTAAAATAAGGTATGTTAAATAAAGTATATACTTTACTTATTTCTTCTTCAGGGTTTTGTACTAAATCATCATACTTCATAAAGTGACATATATCAGGATAGTTATATGCATTTTTAATTGCTTCTAAATTCTTAGCAACAGCACCATCTTTATTCATAACCATAGATAGTTTTTCTTCATCATTTTTACATTCAAATCTATTAGGAAATGCTGTAGGCTCTCCTGTGTACCATTTCATGTAACTGGCCAGTACATCCATTAAATCTCTCAGCAACACCACACACTTAAAAGGTTTTTTAAAATGCTTTTGCATGAGTGCAAAATTACCTTTAGTCATTACAGGACCACGATCTATAATATATTTCTGTGGCCAGTTTTTATAATAATTTACATAAACAGAATCTAATACATTATCTAGTGATCGATGATCTGGGTAGTTTTGAAAGACATCTGTTTCTTTTAATAAAAATAAATCTTTCATTATCTCTAAAGTAATTGAATTAGGCGTACATGCTATATCAGGATTTTGATTCATAATAGACGTGAATAAGGTATTGCCTGACCTTGGCATTGCAACTAAAAAGAAAAGTTTTTTAACCCTGTTGTCCGATAGAGTTTTTGCTGAATTCCAGTTTTGCATCGTCTTTCTTTTTATTTTCGATAGCTATATCTTTTTTAATTCTTTCAATGGATTGCAATTGTCCTAATACGTTAAAGACTTCTGGTTGAGAGGATCCTTGAGTCAGAGTCTCTGCTTTATTTTTCATGGTTAAATGATAGGAGTTCAATTGGTGAGTATTTACATTTTTAGTATCAAATGAGCCATCATCAAATTTCTTTTTAAATTTAGACCATAGTTTTATTTCTCTCATCCTGTCTCTTGCCACTAATTGTGCACTGGCTTTATTATAAATTTTTTCATCTATGTCTATCTGTAGCAATTCTCTTTTTAGTGGATCTTCTTCTTTTTCTAATTTTTCTTGTAATCTTTTAATCTTCACCTCTGTTCTTCTATAGTCAAAAGATAAACTCATTAGATTTTCTAAGAACACATTTTGCTCTCTAACACATTGCCAGTATTTAGCAGCTTTCGTTGGGTATTTTGCATCATTTAAAACAGAAAACTGCATTTCAGTCTCCGTTCTAAACATTTGTTTTTTAGTCCAAGTATCACGAAGCTCATCAGTTAAACCTTTAAATATTTTAACCTCTTCTGGGTCTAGTAAATTATTAAGGTTAGGTGCTTCTTTTTCTATTAACGCTTTTATATTTCTTTTATCTGTCATAAAAATCCTTTCATTATTTCTAATATATTTATTTTTTAGTCAAAGTCAATAGTTGATGCGGTATCAGTTGTTGTTTCTCCTGTCCATTCTTCAACGACCGCTGTAGTAGATCCTCCCATAACTAACCCTAATGTAGATGTTCCTGAACTACCTGCTCTTCCTCTTGCTGTTGCCATAGATGGTCTTGTTGACCACGCTGTTCCATCATACCCTTCTACAGCACCAGAAGCAGGTGGAGTGTGTCCTGCAACTATAGCTGCAGTCTGTAGCCCAATTCCAGCTGCTGCATATCTTGCAGTTGCCAAAGATCCACCAGCAGTCCAAGAAGAACCATCATATTCATTTGTATTTGTAGCCCCTGAAGGAAGATTTC